AAATTAAGCGGTAGATATTTGGAGTCTTCTGCTTCTGGTTATGCGTCATCTAATTACGGCACACTCTCTAAAGACTATAAGACTGTAACTTTTGACCTTTCGGAACAGGATGATTGGAATAATCGAATTATTACTGCTTTGAGATTTGAATTGTTGAATGCTGCTGCTCCTAATGATACAGCAGCAATGTTTATTCAAACAGATATTGACTATATAAAGATAGCCGTCAAGGAATAGTGAGTTGTTATGGAAAATGAAGATGAAAACATGGAAGTCCTCCCTCCAGAGGAGAAATCACTTGATGTGCGCCACGAACATCAAGACGAAGACTACGAATACGTTCGCAAAAACCTACAAGACATTATAGAGACTGGTGCTGTCGCACTACAAGGTATTGTCGAACTTGCCGAAAGTTCCGATCATCCTCGTGCCTATGAAGTTGTTGGTCAGATCATGCGTCAACTAGCAGAGACAAACAAAGACTTGATCGAGCTTCAAAAAGACATGAAGAAGATTAAGAACGAGGAGTCTGCCAAGAAGGTCACACAGAATGCCATCTTCATGGGATCAACTGCCGAACTTCAAAAGTTTCTGCGTGGTCAGGGGCTTGTTAGTCAAAAGATAAAGGATGCCAAACGCGATGAGTGAAGACGCAACCGCATACCTTGGTAATCCGAATCTCAAACCAGCCGGAACCAAGCACAACTTCACAAAAAATGAACTTGATGAGTATCTAAAGTGTTCGGAAGATCCTGAGTATTTTATTGAAAACTACATCAAGGTAGTCAGCGTTGACCTTGGTATCATTCCATTTGAACTGTACGATTTTCAACGCACGATGGTCAACACCATACACAATAATCGCTTTTCGATTTTCTGTACGCCTCGACAGGTTGGTAAGTCAACTACTGTCGTTTCATACTTTCTGTGGTATGTGTTATTCAACGAGGATGTGAACATTGCCATTCTTGCCAATAAAGGTTCACTTGCTCGTGACATTCTGAGTCGTCTTCAACTCGCATACGAAAATCTACCCAAGTTTCTTCAGCAGGGTGTGTTGATCTGGAACAAGGGTAACATCGAGCTTGAGAATGGTTCCAAGATTATTGCCTCATCCACTTCAAGTTCTGCCATTCGTGGTGGAACCTACAACATGATTCTGCTCGACGAGTTTGCGTTCGTTCCACCTAACATTGCCGATGAGTTCATGGCATCTGTCTATCCTACCATTTCATCGGGTAAGTCAACCAAGATTGTGGTGGTGTCCACACCTAACGGATTGAACCATTTCTACAAGATGTGGGAAGATGCCAATAGCGGAAAGAATAACTATGTTCCGGTAAGTGTTCATTGGAAAGATGTTCCGGGTCGAGATGACGAATGGAAAGAAGAAACCATTCGCAACATCGGAAGAGAGCGATGGGCACAGGAGTTTGAAGGAGAGTTCGTAGGTGGAACCAACACACTCATCAATGCTTCTTATCTCAAGAATCTCGTGTTCAAGAATCCGATTGAACAAAAGGGTGGCATTGACATATACGAACAACCAAAAGAAGATCATGTGTATGCCATTGGTGTAGATGTTTCTCGTGGTGAGAACCTTGACTACTCGGCATTCTCTGTCTTTGATGCCACCAAGTTTCCATACAGACACGTTGCCAAATATAGAAGCTCCTCTATATCACCACTACTATATCCAAGTGTTATTCAATCAACTGCCAAACAATATAATGATGCCTATGTGTTAGTGGAGACAAATGGTATTGGTCAACAGGTGGCAGATATTCTACATGGCGAGATGGAGTATGAGAACCTTGTGTTGATTACGTCAAAGGGGCGTGCTGGTCAGGTGTTTGATGGTGGATTTGGAAAAGGTTCAACACAGCTTGGTATCACCATGTCCAAGAAGGTGAAGCAGGTTGGATGTTCGACGCTGAAGGATTTGATTGAAAATGAAAAGCTCATCACGAATGACTTTGATACCATATCCGAGATGAGTTCGTTCGTTTCAAAGGGTCAGTCCTATGAAGCTGATGTTGGTTGCCATGATGATCTTGTTATGTCCATGTTGTTATTTGCGTGGTTGACTTCACAACCACACTTCAAAGACATAACAGATATGGATCTGAGAAGACGGTTACTTGATGAGAAAATGCAGGCACTTGAAGACGAGTTGCTACCCTTTGGGTTCATCAGTAATGATGAGGAAACGAGCTTTACAGACGCAGAGGGGCAAGAATGGTTCTATGTGAATAGGCAATGAAAAACTCCTTTTTTATAAATATCAAAGAATAAGTTTATGGATGCTTGATATTATTATATGCAATAGTTCCCTATAAGGAGAAAACACATGCCTTTTCAAGTTTCACCCGGAGTCAACGTATCTGAAATTGATTTGACGACTGCGATCCCTGCCGTTTCAACAAGTGTAGGTGCCTTTGCTGGTTCTTTCCAGTGGGGTCCAGCAGAGGTCGCTAGACTCGTGACTTCAGAAGTTGATCTCGTAAATCAGTTTTACAAGCCAAATTCCAACACAGCACAAGACTTTTTCACCGCAGCGAACTTCCTTTCGTATTCAAATGCGTTGAGGATTGTTCGTATTGCTGGCACAGGTGCGAACAATGCTGCTGATGATTCTAATGAATGTGTTCTTATCAAAAATGATGAACACTGGGATGGTACTGTCGAATCATCTGTCAGGGAATCTGGTAGCTCTTTTTATGCCAAATATCCCGGCGCTCTATGAAATGAACTTACAGTTGAATTATGCGATACTGCTGGTTTTACGGCTGAAGCGACTGGTTTTGCGAACTGGTATGTAAACACATACTTTGATGCTGCTCCTACGACTTCAGTATGGGTTTCTGATCGTGGTGGATCAAATGACGAACTTCATGTTGCGATTATTGACTCACCAACGGGTCATTTCTCTGGAACAGCAAATGCCGTTCTCGAAATCTACCCATTCTTGTCCAAGGCGAACGATGCCAGAAACTCTTCGGGTGATCTGATTCACTGGAAGACATACATCAACAACAACTCTGAGTATATCAGAGTTGGAGATGAAACCACATCTAAAACTGGTGCTAACTATGGATCAGATTCAACAACCGCCTTTGCAAATACACCTAATGGTGTTACTTCATTGAAACTCGCTGGTGGTTCAGATGGAGTCCCAGTAGCGGGAGACTACACAACTGCTTACAACATTTTCGCTGATGCGGATCAAGAAGATGTTGGTCTAATCATGGCAGGTAGTGGTGGCGATCATCTTGACAGTGATAGCGAGCAAGTGCAGGTTATCAATCATGTAATTGATCTTGCCACAACTCGTAAGGATTGTGTGGCATTCTATTCACCCCATTATTCGGATGTTGATTCTTCCGTGGCTTCTACAAATCTGTCTGAAGTAAAAACCTTCCGAGAATCAGATACAAATCGAAACACTTCCTATGCTTTCATGGATAGCGGCTGGAAGTATCAATACGATAAGTATAGCGATGTTTATCGCTGGATTCCTTTGAATGGTGACATTGCGGGTCTTGTTGCTCGAACAGACAACAGCCGTGATGCTTGGTTCAGTCCTGCTGGATACAATCGAGGTCAGATCAAGAACATTGTCAGATTGGCATACAACCCATCAAAGGCACATCGTGATGCGCTTTATCAGAAGCAGATCAATCCTGTTGTGAGCTTCCCCGGACAAGGTACAATCCTGTTTGGTGACAAGACTTCACAAACACGACCAAGTGCTTTTGATCGTATCAACGTGCGACGACTGTTCATTGTTCTTGAGAAGGCAATCTCAACAGCAGCGAAATACTCACTCTTTGAGTTCAACGATGCGTTCACACGAGCGATGTTCCGAAACATGGTTGAGCCATTCCTTCGCGATGTTCAAGGTCGAAGAGGAATCAACGACTTCAGAGTGGTATGTGACGAAACTAACAACCCCGGAAGCGTGATTGATCGAAACGAGTTTGTTGGAGACATCTACATCAAACCAGTTCGATCCATCAACTTCATCCAACTAAACTTTGTTGCGGTTTCAACAGGTGTTGACTTCAACGAAGTTGTTGGACAATTCTAAGGTTATCGTATAAATAGAATTAGGATAAACAAGGAGAAAACTAATGCCTTTTTCAATTAACAACTTTAGAGCGCAGCTTCAAGGTCAAGGCGCTCGTCCTAATCTGTTTGAAGTGACGGTTCCATTTCCGGGTGCGGTCAATCCGGGTGAAGCTGGACAGAAGATGACCTTCATGTGTAAGGGAGCGCAGATTCCGGGTGCTGATCTTGGAATGGTTACGGTTCCTTATTTTGGTCGTCAGATCAAGTTGGCAGGAAACCGAACCTTTGCCGAGTGGACAACAACAGTCATCAACGACGAAGACTTTGCTGTTCATGCTGGACTAACAAACTGGATGAGTGCCATCAACTCACATGGTGGAA